CTGGGAGCGTATCAAGGCCCGCAATAAATTTGGCAACCGTACGGCATTCATGGTATATGGTTTGAAATACCGGATCGGTGAGGTCCGCGGATTGCCCTTGATCTCAGCAGTAATGGAAACGGCCAGTAAAATGGAGCGTTACAAGGAAGCCACGCTGGGATCAGCAGAAGAAGCGGCAAAGATGGTGTTTACCATTGAACACCAGGCTTTTTCTACCGGTGAAAATCCGCTGGGGCAACAGCTTGCTAAGATCATTAAACCCACCAATAATGCCAACGGGGAAAATCCTATTGATATAAACGGTAAGCAGTTGGCTGACACAGTAGCAGCAACTACAAATAAGCGTGCCATCAATATGCCGCAGGGTGCGAGCTTAGAAGCAGTTGAAAGTAAAAAGGAAGTGAACTTTACGCCATTTTATGACGGAAATGCAAAATATGTATTTGCTACAGTTGGCATTCCGCCTGAAGTGGCTATGATGTTATACACCAGTAACTTTTCCAGCTCCAGGGCAGCAATGAAAGACTGGGAGCATACACTTATTGTCCGCCGGGATGACCTTTCCTTACAGGCAATAAAACCGGTATTTGCATACTGGCTGGATATTGAAGTATTGACCAATAAGATTGTGGCACCGCAATACTTAAAATCTATAATGGATAAAAATCAAATGGCTTTATCTGCTTACCGATTTTCCCGGTTTGTTGGTGCAAATGTTCCACATATAGATCCATACAAAGAAGTTCGCGCAGCCAGGGAAAAGCTGGGAGCTTTAGGAAAGGATCTGCCATTAACTACATTGGAAGAAGCGATTGAAGCACTGGGCGGTGGCGATGTAGATTCGGTATTAATGTATTATGCCGAAGAATTGAAAAAAGCAAAACAGCTTGGTTTAAATGAAGCAGCGCAAAAGTCAGAAACTACAGTAAAAGAGGAAGCTTAATTGTCTTCCTCTTTTTTGTATTCTTTGATGTGCTCTGGAGTATTATTAATTGTTTGTACCAGTAAAAGCTTAACATAGTCAGCAAGATCCAGTCCGTTGTATTCGGCCATGTTGCAAAGCTGTGTATATGCTTTTCCTCTTAGTGTTCTGATGCGTATTTCAGGTGTTTTTTCTTTTCCGCTCATGGTTATAATTTCAAAGTGGTTCCTACTAAGATAGCATTTGTAAAATAAAAAATCCCAAAATAGTCCCATAATAGTCCCAAAAACGGGACTATTTTTTTTTACCCTTTGCGCCGCTTCTATTTTAGTAGAAATGAGAAAGCAAATCCTTTTATACTCTGCAATATATGCCTATACAGCCGCATCCTTTATTAAGGACCTGGCTGATAACAAAAATAGCAATATTGAAATTCGTGTAAATACTCCCGGCGGTAGTGTGTTGGACGGGTACGGCATGATCGCCCAGATCTCCGAGCACGAAAAGGATATTTTTCTAAAAGTAGATGGTCAGGCCGCCAGCATGGGAGCTATCCTATGTTTGTTTGTTCCGACACAAAATATTGAAGCCTTAGACGTTTCAACATTCCTTTTTCATCGTGCTGCTTATGGATGGTGGATTGAAGATGATAAAAAAGCCTTTACTCCTGAATTGCAGGCCAGCCTTAAAAAAGTTAATGACCATTTACGTGCTGCTATGGAAGGGAAGTTTACCGCTGATCAGTGGTTCAAGGAAACCGGTGTAAGCCTTGATGATCTTTTTTCTATTGATAGCCGTATTGATGTTGAGATCAGTGCAGAACAGGCAAAACGCCTGGGTATAATTGGTAGTATAAAAACAATCACTCCTGAAAAAAGAGCGGAAATAAATTCCTTATCTGCAAAGATCGCAGCCATAAGATTACCAGAGCCCGCAACCGCAACTGCAACAACAAACTCACCTGCAGCGGTGCCAACAAATAACGATTCAAATAAAAAAACAAATAAAATGACTTTACCAGAATTTAAAGCCGCTAATCCTGAGGGGTATGAAGCAATACTGAAAGAAGGCGCAAAGGAAGAGCGTGATCGCGTTGGCTCCTTTTTGACTTTTGCACACCTGGACCTTAAAGCCTGTATTGAGGGCATTGAATCCGGTGAAAAAATCACACAGAAGCAAATGTCTGAATTCACATTAAAAGGAATTCAATCCGGACATCTGAGTGCAATCACAGCTGAGAATCCGCAAGGGGTTGAAACTCCGGAAGCCGAAAAAGCAAAAACAGCAACACAGGAAAAAGTTAAAGATTTCCAGTCTGCTGTATTCTCTGACCTGGGTATTACCCGCAAATAATATTCGATATGTTGACCAAAAACTACGATACCAGAAAGATATTCATCGGGGATAATTTATACCAATCCGGAGAATTCACAAATAGCGGAGGTTCACCAGTAACACTTGAAAGAGGTCTGCTAATTGGCCGGGTTGCTGTATCCGGTAAAATTATTGCTTCCGTATCTACCGCGACTGATGGGAGTGTGGATGCTTTTGGTGTGCTTGGTGACGATCGTACCGTTGCCCCTGGTGAAACCATTACGGTAACCTATTGCGTTGCCGGCAGGGTTGATGAAGCAATGGTAAAACTTACCGGTGCAGAAACATTGGATACAGTTGTTCCCGATAAAGGTCGTTATCGCGATATCCTACAGCGCAACTCTCAAATTGTACTAATTCAAGGTACAGAATTAACAAAATTCGATAATCAATAAAATTTAATACAGAAATGGCAACATTACCAGTTGAACAAGCCAGGGCAATTTTTACTCAGACAGTAGTTGCCATTTATCAGGAAAGGATTGCTGTAAATAGTTTTCTCCGTTCCTTTTTCCCAACTGTTGAATCTTTGGGCCTTGCTATTCAATTTGAAGTGCAACGTGGCACGGAATTGATGGCTGTTGATGTTATCCGGGGGCACCAGGGTAATTATAATGCCGTAAGCAGATCAACGCAAAAATCTTTTATTCCGCCTTATTACCGCGAGTATATTGCAGCTACAGAATTAGAGTTGTATAATGTTACTATTGGTAGCGCAAATGAGGGTGGTGTTGTTTCATCCCAATTGTTTGCCCAGCTCGTTGATCAGATCGCATCTGAGGTGAGATTATTGGTAGCTATGATTGAAAGGCGTTATGAATACCAATGTGCTGAAGTCTTTCAGACCGGTATCGTGACTTTGAAGAATGGCGACAATATCGACTATAAAAGAAAGTCAGGATCTAAAGTGAATTTCAGCGGTACTGCACCGTGGGATAATGATGCGAATGATCCGTTTGCACACTTCGAAACAGGATGTACTTTCATCCGTGAAGAGGGAAAATCACAGGCAGGTGTATTTACTGCGATCCTGGGCAGAAAGGCGCTTACAGCACTTCAAAACAATGAAAAATACCTGAAGAAAGGAGATAACAGAAATGTTTTCCTTACTGATATGCACGAACCTCAAAGAAACTCTACAGGAGCATCTTTGCACGGACAAATTTCAGCCGGTTCCAATAAAATCAATCTTTGGTCTTATCCGGAGATTTATGAAGAAAAGAACGGAGTTAAGCGGCCTTACATTGATGATACCAATGTTATCATTGTGCCGGAAGTTACCAATTTCAAAATGGCTTTTGGAGCTGTTCCACAAGTCATTGACGGTAAAGAAACTCCAACAGTTAAAAAAGGTGCGTTTGTTTTCGGTGATTACATCGATCGCAGAAAGGCGACACACGAATTTGATGTAATGTCGGCAGGTGTAGCGGTGCCGGTTGCTGTTGATCAGATTTTCACCATGAAAGTTTTAGTATAGGTTTTTGTACTCATGTTGATTTACGGCTGCTGCTTAATGGTGGCAGCCTTTTTTTATAACAAAATTTCAATTTTAAAACAAATGGCAAAGTATGTAGTAATTGCTTTATCAGTAGGCGGCTTAGGGAACAAAATTCACTATTCAGATGATATTGTTGACAGTTCAGCATTTGAGGACGGACACGCAGATCAGCTGGTAAAAGAAGGCTTCCTGAAGCCGTATGAACCAGGAGAAAAACCAATGGGTGTTGGTACAGGTCCCGATGAAAC